AAGGAGTTAGTGGGGAGGATAGAAGGGGATTTGAACGGAGGGGGATTGCTGGCGGCGCTGAAACACCAGGACGTGTCCACGGAAGAGACGGTGAGGTGTAAGTCAGGGGCGTTGAAGGTGCTGGACGCAATGATTGAAGAATGCCCGACGCCGGAAGAGGAGTCTGAGAGGAGGGAGTTGAGTGAGCGAGTGCGCTCGGTTGCGAGGGAGCTGAGTGAAAAGTTGGGTGCTGTGGACAGGGAGATTTTGTGGTGCAGGGTGATAAGGAGGGAGGGAGGAGGGGATGGAGAGGGAGGAGGGGAGGTCACGCTTGAAACTCTCGGCAGGAGATTGGGGATAGCCAAGCAAGCAGTGGGTGCAAGGGAGAAGAAGTTGAGGGAGAGGTTGGTGAAGAGGTTGAGGAGGGAACTGTTGTGACACTTTCTCCCTTCTCTATTTACGTCCCACCTTGTTGCTCCACATGCAACACTCCTCTTCTCCGTTGGTCGTGGTTTGAGTGGGCAGGGGAGGAGTTGGTTTACTGGTATTGTTTGGAGTGCGACCTGGGAGGGAGGGTACCCTATATATTCACCTTTAAGAAGGAGGAGTTAACTCAAAAATGGGCCTAATAGAAGACAACCGGGAACTCATTCTTCACCAATTCCTCGAACTCTACTGGTCAGCCTCACGCATCGCACGCGAACTTGGCGTCAGTCGTCAGGGAGTAGTGTCGGCGCTCAACTCCTGGGGGTATGACACCAGCAAAGCGGCCAGGAACACAATCTACGTCCAATGCTCCAACCCTCGGTGCAAATTTGGAGTGGAGGATGAAACAGGGAGTGTGGCGGCGAGAGTGTTTCCTTTGGCGCGTAGTCGGGTGAGGGAGAAGTTGGCAACTGGGACACCGTGGTTTTGTTCGAGGGGGTGTTTTAATGAGTATCAGAGGAACCTATTTGATTAACAGAGTGTTATATTACATACTATATTACATTATATATTACACATTAAAGGAGTCCAATCCATGAGCAACAAACCAAACGTGAGTCCGATCAACAAATTTGGCCCGCCGCCACAAGCTCGCCCTGTGCAGGTGGAATTGGAAAAATTGGTGTCTTTTCACTGCTCCAGTTGTGCCAACCCCGCATTCACCTCCGTCTGGCAACTCCGCGAAGTCCCGGCGTTGTTGAGCAACAATCCCACCGGCGGCCCTCAACTGATTCGCGTCGAAAGCTGGATGTGCATCAAATGCGGAGCGGTGTGGATGCTCGATCAGCTAATCAGGCTGACAAGAGATCAGCGAGAAGCCGGGAGAGTGGTTGAGGAGTTGAAGTTCGAGGCGATGAGTGAGCTGGATGGAATGAATGGGATTGGCTTAGGGGATAAATAAGAAAGGAGAGGAGCAACACTATGACACCACCACTCAACTACACAGAAGTCCGTGACAAACTCAACTCCCTCGACGCCGTGCGCCTGTCCACGCTCCTCCTCTACGGCGAAGCTCGCGGCGAAGAAGTCCTCGGTCAAGTCGGCGTCCTTTGCGTGGCACTCAACCGCGCCAAACTCGGCGGCTGGTACGGCATAGGACTCACCGGTGCAAACGGAGTCATCCTCAAACCTTGGCAGTTTAGTTGTTTCAATGAAAACGACCCTAATCTTCCCAAACTGGCAGCGCTCATCAACTCCCCCGACGCAGTGTTCCACACCCTCCGTGGCGTGGCGAGTGTCGTTCTCACAAACACGGTGCGCGATCCTACCAACGGGGCTACGCATTATGCTAACTTGGCTGTGTGTGATCCCACCTGGGCCAGAAAGTTCACACTGACGGTGAAGATTGGAAGGCATACGTTCTTTTTGGCGAAGGAATAGGTAGGCAAGTGGACACTCTTGATTGATAGAGATAGAAAAGACCGGGGAGGGGATCAATCTCACCCGGTCTTGGCCGGAAAGGAGGTTATAAGGGTGTGTGGATGTGTGAGACCACGAGGTGAGAAAAACACAGTGCTGGGCGCATGTCAAGTGCAATAATTCATCGTCTCCATTTTTTATCCTTCTTATCTGGACATTCTCAATTTTCAGTGTTGACTTTTTAAAATTTTTCAGAAACACTCTCTCTGTAACACTATAATAGTGACGAATTGGGTGCGTTGAGTAAGTTTTAAACACTATTATTTAAAACTCCACTCACCTCACGCACAAATTGAACACTATTCTACACTTTTGGAGGGAAGTGTTTCATGTCTGCCACTCTTCAGCACAACCACAGTCCCAACGCTGGCACCAGCTCCCACTCTAAAAACACCAACATGAAACACTACATGATCGCCCACCTCCTCGCCCAGGGCAAACCCCAAACCGTCGTCGCCCGAAAACTCAACATCTCCACCCAGACAATCCAAAACTGCCTCCAAACTCCCTCCTTCCTCATCCTCCTAGACAACCTCCGCTCCGAATACGCCGAACGCATAGCCGACTGCACCATCCTCCCCTTCGCCGAAATGCAACAGCGGATAAACGAAGAAGCCCTCGGCGCTCTCTCCCGGCTTGTTGACATCTCCTGCGGCGAACGTGCCAGCGCCACTATGCTCAACGCTAACCTTGCACTCCTTGACCGCTCATCCAACACTCCTAAAGCGAGTAAAATAGACCCCAGCGAAGCACGCAACGAACTGTTCAACGTCTCAGTTCTCCAAGTGGTGCTCGAAACAGCCCTTCAAGTGGGAGACAAAACAGTCATCCAGGCGGCAGAGAGGGCACTCAACTCCACCCCTCGACACACTATTGAACAAGAATCCTTCATTGAAGCTCCGCCGAAGGTTGAAATATTCGACTCTTCGCTTATTGAGACGCTCACTCCTGCACGCCCCGCCACTCCCTTCGCCATGAAATCCCTCGACGACCTCATCAACGACAACTTCGACGAACTCAACGACACAGACTCAGAGGAGGCCGACTAACACCCCATGTCCCCTCCTCTCACCTACATAAACCCCGTCAGTCACTCAATCACTACTACTCCTCCTCCTTCCAGCGCACCTTCACCCTGGTGTGAAATTGTCGTCTCCCCCTCCGGCGGCAAAATCCACCAGGCAGGTGCGCCTGAATACTCAGACGGGGAATTTCAGTCCACAATCCGCTCCCTCGCTGAAAATTCCCTGTTTTTCTTTTCTCGCGGCATCATCGGGCGCACGTACCTCACTCAATCCCTCCACCTCCCGATCTGTCAATTCCTCCAACACCGCCCCCCTTTTCGAAAAGGTCTTCTCATGCCGCGAGGTCACGCCAAATCCTCAATGGCCTCCCACTGCCTTCCCCCTCACATCCTAATCCAACCCGCTGCAACCAACATCTACTTCCCCGGACTCGAAGGAAGTGACTGCCGCATCCTCCTCGCCGGTGAAACTCAAACAATGGCTGAACGCAACCTGCGCGTAATCCAATCCATCTTCGAATCCAACCCCATCTTTCGCGCCCTCTGGCCCCACCGAACATTCAAACACCCCGCCAAGGAAGCAAAAAAGTGGAACGCCCAGGAAATGTCCATCCCCCGTGACACTGAATACCCCGATGCTTCCATTCGCGCTGTCGGCGTCGGCGTCGCAGTCACGGGCTCGCGCCCAAACGTCCAAATAAAAGACGACCTCATCTCTGTCGAAGCACGCAACTCCGATGTCGTCATGCAACGAGCAATCGACTGGCACGTGGCGAGCCGCGCACTCTTCGACGAGTACCCCATCGAGTCCGGCCTTGGCTCTCTGGAGTTCATCCTCGGCACCCACTGGGCCGTTTTCGACCTCTACACCTACATCGAACACGAAGATCCCACCGTCGAATGGAACAAGTCCTTCAAATCCATCATTCAAAACGGCGAACCTGTCTGGCCTGAGAAGTTTGCACTCAAAACTATCAAAGACTCCAACGGAAACGTCCTAAAAGAAGGAATAGAAGACCTCCGTAAACAATTCGGCGCTCTTTTTCCTCTCCTTTACATGAACGATGCCTCCGATCCCGACCTTGTTGACTTCGATATGTCCCTCATTCGCTACTTCCACATCCAAGAAGGCAACTTCGTATTCGACGAAGACCTCCGTGACACCCTTCTCGCCAAAAACGCCGAAATTGGCAACGTCGGCCTCCCCGAAGGAGCCACAATGAACACTAAGGAAGTATTCGATGAGTTTGTCCGTCAAGGAAGGGGGGAGTATTTGAGGTTGAAGTACGCCTAACACGCTATATCACCCAAAAGGAGGGCAAAATCATGTCAAAAATGAAAAAATCG